CAGGTTAGAAGATCCGCTAAAGTCCCAGCCAAATCGACCTTTGTATGCGCCGGCATATTTTTTAGCAAAGTAAAAAAAGTTGCCGAAGCTTTCAGGATCCAGGTAACCAGCTATTGGCTGTAGCTCTATGGGCCTGTTGGTTATAGGTGTTCCCGTAAGTAACACTTTACGCTTGGCCTTTATGCTAACCGCAACAACCGTGCGTTTAGCTTTAGGATTCTTGATCTTGTGGACCTCATCCATAATAACCATGTCCCAGGTCCTAGACTGTAATGGTTTGGCGTGCTTAGTGAGCACGTCATAGTTGATAATAACCACGTCAGGATTAGACGGTATTTGCTCACCACCACCGTTTACCACGTCGATTGTGCGCTCAGATACGAGCCATTTGACCATTTCGTTCTTCCAATTCAGCTTCAAAGAAGCCGGACAAACGACCAGGACCGTCTTTGGATTAGTCACATTAATTGTGCCAATTGCCTGGATTGTTTTACCCAGGCCCATTTCGTCACCAATCAAAGTGCTTTTGCGGCCAGCAGCGTAAGCAATACCGGCTTTTTGATAAGGAAGATACTCAAGACCGGCGGGTACAGGTATTTGCATATCTGAGTTTGTGGCCACTGAATCTTCGATCGCAGCATTGTCATCGACCATGTGTGTAACTAGCCATGCGTCGTCAATCTTGCTGACTGTGTAACCAGCTTTTTTGATGGCTGCCTTTTTGACTTTCCATAACGCCCAAAATTCAGGCGTAGGCTTGGCGGTTTTAAGCAGCCGGCCGTCCGACTGCTTTTCACCTTTTGACCAATCTAAGTTCAAATCCACTCGCGTCTCCTTATCTGCTTAGTGCGTCGTACATTTCTTGAGTCTCAAACCTGTCGTGAACCTTCATAAGTTCTGGCACCGCGTACTCTTTGATGCCTTTTGCTTTGGCAAGCTTTTCTCTAACCATGCTAGGGATCTCAGCGTAGACACCGTTGGCCATAGGACCAATCATGCCTTCTGGCTGGTCAACAGGCTCTAGGTGGTAACCAAATTGATCTCTCCACACAAACCTGTAAAGCGGTGCCTCTGGCGCTACTTCTTGTGTGAAGTAACCATCAGGGATCTCAACCTCTAAAGTAATTTCTTTTTTACCCGCAAGAAGTCCCTTGCTACCAAACTTGCTGGTTCTTAAATATGCTCTGTTAAATGCCATTTTTTTCTCCGTTTAATTAACTTACCTTTATATTAGAACATATCGTGTCGTTATGTGCAAGTTTTTATACAAATATATGTTAATTAATTTAGGCATAAAAAAAGGGACCCGAAGGTCCCTTTCTATAACAGTTAACGCTGCTACTCGTTATGCACCTTGTGAACCGTAGATTCCTCTCCAGTCACTAAAGCCGAAGCTGTAACGCTCACGAGCTTTGTAACGGATGTTACCAGTCGTGAAGTCAGGCTCCATAGATGTCTCCATCGGGCTTCTTTGGAACATCTTGAGGCCTTCGCCCTGGGATGTTACAGAAGTCAGAAGGAAGAAAGCATCTGGATCAGTTAGATAATGATTAACTGTGTAACCGCCAGAAAGAACACCAGTGTTCTTAATTGCGTTTAAGTCATTATCAGCAGATCCTGTTCTGCCCTGTGAGTTTAAGATCCTGTCAGCAACAAAAACCAGCTGTGGTGGTACCACAAGCTTGTCTGCCTGGACAGAAATCGTCAATCCACGGTCATCTGTAAAAGTAGCAATATCAATCAAAGCATCTTCTAATGATGTCTCATTCAAGTCAGCCATTGATGTAGCTCTGTTAGCAGCTGTGCCACCGCCCGCTAGGACGTGCGCAGTGTTAATAAGAGATACGCCATCGCCACCTGTATGATCGGAAGAGAATGCGTTGTTGAGTACGTCAGCACCTTTGACTTCTTTGGTGTTAGCCATCGATTTCGCTAATGCTTTTGTATACCTTTTACCTAAAGAGTCGTAAAGATTATCCTCTACAGCCTCTTCTGTTAAAGCAAATGCAAGCGCAACAGTGTCGTGCGTGTATCTGCTAGTGTAACTTTCAGTAGCCTGGTCGAAATCAACCGAACCACCTTCAGTTTTTGTAGGAGCGCCGCCGAAGCCTGTAATTAAAACTTCTTCCTCAAAGGCTCTTTGTGAGTCTTCTTGGGCAAAGATCTCAGCGTATTCGTTTGTATACTCATCGTATGACAAACCAAACAAACTGTTTAGACCTGGTTCTAGCTCCTTCGCTAATTGTGCTCTTGAAATAGCCATTTAGTTACTCCTTATGCTAGACCCGCAGCTTTCGCACCAAACACATGATTCTGAATAACAGCATACACGTTAGTATTGGACGATCCTACGTCTTGGTTATTGGGATCCTGAGAAATATCAATTACTTTCAGGGGTAAAGTTGCGGTTGTTGCACCTGTAGATACATCAACCTCATCTCCGGAAATACCAGTTTTGGTAGAGCCAGAGTTAGTTTTGATAACATCGAAGTTACCTAGTAAATCCGCTACAGGGAAAGCTTCATCTGCCTGGATCTCAAAAACGACCATAGGGTCATCAATGATATGGGCAATAATATCTGAAGCATTCGTAGAAGCCGGATAGTAGTTACTAAATACCTGTTCGCCTGTTGTTGGGTCTGTATACTCGCAGCCGTTAAAAACTCCAACCAATGGTACAGTACCACCAACAGCGTGTATTTCTACACCACCGCCAGTTACTTGCATTACCAAGTCGCCTTGGAAAATACTCGTGCCATAGTTTGCAGCAATTCTATAACGTGACTGTCCGCCGTTATACGGAGCACCACCAATCATTTTCACAGGTTTTAGTCCAAAAGAAGCGTCTTTATTCGCCATTTTTAGTCTCCTAAATGATTATGTACATTTCTGTACGGTTATTTTTTGCCGAAAGATACTCTTGAATCCCTTTGGGGATCATACTTAACATATCGACCGTCTCTCCTAGTTTCGTTAAACATAGTGTTGTCTAACGCATCTACAGCGTCTTTACTTTTACCTTGGTAATAGTCACGTCGCTCTTCAACGGTTTCATTAGGTATTTTTGCAAGGAGTAATCCTTCATTATAAACAATACCAGCGTGTCGGCTATGTTCGTCCGCTGTTGGTAGGTCCCAATCACTAGGAAGATCTGTACCTCTTACGAGTTCCCAACCTTCTCTTATACGTCTACTGACGTTTGCGCGATCTTCTTGTCCCAACATTGACTCCCTGATCCAGCGGTATGTATACCCTGGAGGAGCCGGCGGCGTTTCCAACCTTCTAACTGGTCGCCATGGTTTTCTACGAGTTTGTTTATCGTGTGCCTCGGATTCACGAGAATTTCTATTTGCGTTCACTTTTTTTTCTTCTGTCATTACATTGCCTCCCTAGATGCTATGCGTTGCTTTTCAGCTGCAACCTTTTTTAACCAAGCTTCTTCGCTCATGTTATGAGGTTTTAGCCCTCTAAGGCGCTCTACTTCTGACTTAGAAAACGTCACGCCGTTCTTTTTGCCTTGTGTTTTTTGACGACCACTACCTACAGTGGCAGAAGCAACTCTTTGCACAGAGGGTTTGGCTTCTACTTGCGCGTCCTTACTTTCAACATTTGCGCTTTGCAAATGTGGGTAAACTTTATAAATTCTGTTGTTTAGCTCTTCGTAATACTCATCTGAGTCTGGCTCATGGCCCTCATTGATAAGATTATAGTGCTGGAAGTATGCGTATTGAGTAGCTTCTAAGTTACCCTGGTCCTCCGCATCTCCATACCATTTGTTATTTTCATACCAGGACAAAGCTTCATTAGTAGGTTCAACAATAGGCTGGGCCTGTTGCTGTACTGGCTGACTTTGTACTTGTTGTTGATATTGAGCTAATTGTTGATCTTGTCTATTTTTTGCAAGCCTATGCTTTTCTTTTTGGATACTCAAATCACTTTTTAGAGTATCTGCCTTGCTCATCAAGTCAGCATCGCCAGACTGTACAGCTTTTTTGTACAGATCGTCGGCTTGTTGCTCTTTTGCAGCAATCGCTTCTTCTTCTTTTTGTAGAACCGTGCCGGCTTGTATTTGGGAATGGTTTCTTAGGGCCTGAATCTCGGCCTCGCGCTGTTGAGCTATTTGCTCAGCCATTTGCGCTCTTTCTTCAGCTGCGCGTGTTTTAGCGTTCAGCTTGTTAATTCTTTTAGAAACCGACTTAGTGTAGTTCTCAAGCTCGTCCTCTTGGTTGGCTTGGTTTTCTACAACAGCATCGTCTTCGACGCTAATTTCGATTTCTTGTTCTTCAGCTTGGTTTGCATTTTCTATCATAATTACACGCTCAGTATATCATCTGGATTCAAGATTGTGGCGATAACCTCGTCATCATTAATTATTCGGACCTCTGCGCCATCGTCCAGCTTAAATCTGGCTCCAGAGTAACGGCCGATAAGAACCCATTGTTTCTCTTCGCACCATTTCTTTTCGCCATATTTTTCTTTATCTCCGTAACATAAAGGACCTTGTTTAACGACATAAGCAACCACTGTAGCCAGGGCTTCTTTGTCTATAGTCTTTTGTGTCAGTAAAATTCCGCCGTCTGAGGTTTTTTTACCACCGTAAGGTAGCACAAGCATCCGCCAGCCTGTTGGCTGGGGCATTCGATCCAGAGCAGATTGTTCTAGAATTGAGGGATCCAATACTCTGTCTTCTTGGTCCACATAAGCGTCTAAAACTGTCTCTGATTTTGCCATACTATTTTTCCTTGTTAAGTTCCTTTAGTTCACCTTCAATATAGTATAACGCATTTAGCTCGCCTTGCAAAAATTTATAATGTTCTATACTTTCTAGTGCTCCGGACATAAGTGTTTCAGAGATCTGTTTTTCACGTTCTCTGATTAACTTCTTAACAATTTCAAAATAACTAAGGTCTTCCATAGTAATTAGTTTCTAACTTTAAACTTCAAGCCTTTAGTCGCAGCTCCCTTGCCTTTCATATCGACAATAGAGGTAACGCCTTTGTTTTTGCCAATCGCATTAGGATTGGGTTTGTCAAAAGACTTGTTGTTTGGCACTTTTTTAATAGCCATAACTTCTCCTATTTTTTGTTTTTTGAACCCTTTGGTCTGCCTCTCGACTTACCTTTAGCCGCGGGTTTCTTTACGGCTGCTTTTTTCTTTGGTGCTGGTTTTGGTTTTTTAACAACCGGCTTTTCTACAACCGGTTCTTCAATAACTTCTTCCACTGCCGGCTCTTCAACCGGTGCTTCTTCAACTACTGCATCTTGACCAGACTCAATTCTAGCCATTTTTTTGGCTATCCTTTCCATGTTTGCTGCGTGTGATTTTGCCTCTTCTGCCTCTTTAGCTTCTCTTGCTTCAATCTCTGCTTCACGGTCCAGCTTTTTTTGCGCCCTTAACGCTGCAATTTCATCCACCCTATTACTATTCATATTATCGCTCCTGGACCTAGCTTCTCATTTTCTGTTCCAATTCAAGCAGCTTTAGGTCCGCTTGCTGCTTCAATCGCTGAATTGACACATCCAGTTTATCATCTGCAACATCTTTTTGTACATTTATGCGCTGACGCTGGATTTCGTTTTCTAACAATTTCTCTTGGCCACGCTGTCCTTGTTTCATTTCAAACTGCACTTGTTCCTGGTCTAATTGTTTGTCTTTTAGATCAAGCTCTTGCTGACGTATAGCAACCAGTGGATCTTCAGATCCGCCCTGGCCAATAGATTGTAAGAATTCTTGTGTGAGCTGAGCCAGTATAGGCGCAGCAAATTGATCTTGTATCATCTGTATTTCTGTAGCAGCCATTTGTGCCTGGTCTGGCGGTAGCTGTTGCATTTGTTCTTGTACTGCCTGGATACGCTCTTGTACCTCTGGCGGTATCTGTTGTTGCGCAATTTGCGCAGCCATAAACTGTAAATGCTGCATACAGTGACTAATAATAATAGATTGAATTTGTGGGTTTTCTTTCACCACCTGGGTCAAAAATAAACTCCTGTGCGCCTCAATATGTGATTGATGGTTTTGTGATTCAAAAGCTTGTTGAGGTTGTCCCATCATCAAACCACTGTTTTCCAAGCCTGAGTCTATAGGTTTGGGTGTCATGTCTGGTGGTGGCTGTATTAGGCTTTCGACGTTATCTACGCCTAAAGCAGCGTACATTCTTCTGTACGCTTCAAACATACCGGTTGGTCCGTGTATGTCTGGGTTGCTTTGAACCATTTGTAAAAGTTCTTGGGCCAAAGTAATCCTCTGGCTTTGGCTAAATATATTAGGATCTGATACTGGTATGACATCTATGCGGTCATCGAAATCAGTTTGTTTAATCGCACTAGGCCCAGTGCCTGTTTCATATCCGTAATCAGGGGGTAAATATTCGGAAAATACTTTAGAAAGTAATTGAAATTCTAGCCTCTGAGCATAGTGCAACCGTTTGTGGATTGCGCTCATTACTTTGGTACCACGCTCTAGTAACGCTACAGTAGTACCTACCGGCATTGCTGCGTTGGCATCGCCTATGTTTGTGTCAGCTATTGCTGCAAAACGCTTTCCTGAATCTACTAAAATACCAAGCAAACTCATAAGTACATTGCTTGGCTCTTTGATTGGCAACGGTATTAGGTTTTCTCTTAAAGATCCTCCCGTTGTATCTATGTCTCTAAACTCACCTGGTTGTAACGGCTCGTCTTCATCTCTAATTCTCATGCCCCTAGCTTTAAAACCAGCTGGCAAATTAGCTAATGTTCCGGCATCGATCAGCTGTCTTAATATTGACGTACTAGCCTTTGATATACCGCCGATCATGTGTGACAGGCCTAATCCATAAAAGCCTAGTCCTGGCAAAAACTTGTATTGAACAAAAAAGTTAATCTTGTTCTTGTAAGGATCGCCTTCGTTGTAATTTCTTCGTATTGCTAAAACTTGCTCTGATTGCTCATCGATCGTCACAATATATGGCAGCTTTAGCCCAGTAGGTTCGCCGTCTTCTCCCATATCTTCAAACCCTTCCAGGTCTAAAATACAGTGAACCTCATAAACTGTATGGTCCCGATCTTCTGCGTAACTTCCTTTGATGCCCTGGAGCTTGTCTATTTCTGCTTCTATATCTGATTCGCTTGAATCGTATGACTGCTTGCTAACATCTACATCTGCATAAAAACCAGAAAGCTGTTGTTTCTTGATTTCGTTGTGCGACATATTTATAGCGTGCGTTACACGCTCAGCACTAGATAGGTCTGAAGCCTCGTATGGCACTATCAAATCTTCAGGTGCAATAAACTTAGAAACCGCCCTGTTGAGGACGTTATCAAAATAAACTTTTTTGAATGCGCTACCCGCTAGAGGTAAGTAAAACAACAACATATCTAGTTCTGGGTCGTAGTCCTTCATTACATTCATAATGTAGAAGTTCATAAACTCTTGAACGCGATCAGCTTGTGTTTCTGTCTCTACTGTCCTGGCACCAATAATTTGTGTTTTTACTGGACCTTTGGCCGGCAACATTTCTTTGTAGGCTTGGGCTTGGAATTGCGTAACGGCTTCTGCCAAAATCGGGTGAATAACACCAGAGCTGCCTTCAAAGGGCTGTGATCTACCCTCATCAAACTTCATGCCCAAATATTTCAGGCCATCTGTGTACGTCTTTTCCCAGTCGGATCTTGATTGTTTGTCTTGGTTTATAGACTCAAGTATGTCTCCAGCTAGTTTGTTTAAAACGCTGTCTTCTATAAGCTCGGCTAAATTTGCACCAAACTCCAAAGGCGGCACTTCTTCTTCTAGCTGTTCGTCACCGATTAAAATGCCTTCTTCTGCTACAAGTATCTCAGCAGCATCTCTAATCTGATCTGCTCTAGAAGCTTCTGGGAAAACCTCAACAGATGAGCCAGTTACTTTAACATCTGGGGTTTCGCTTTGAATTTGTTCTCTTTTCTCTATAGCCATAATTCAGTGTAACACTTTTGTTAGTTGTTAATAATACACCACGCGCTTCTTATTTAAAAAATCAGCTTCATCCGGATAGTCTGCATCCAGCGATAAAAAACCGCCTTGCCTAAATCTCATTAAGGCCATTGTAGCACTATCGCAATAATCATCGTGATCGCCGTAAGGAAAGCTTGCCATTTCTTCGATAACTTCGTCACTGAAATCTTCATCTGGTGCCCAAACCATGCCGCTTTCAAATATAGGCGCGACTGAGTTCATCCTGGCCACTTTGTCTTGCCCTCTGCTCGGAGTATACGCTGTTACGGGTATACCCATACGTCTTAATTCTTGTGTCAAAGGTGTACCAGATGCCTTTGCTTCTATTAATACGCAATCTGGCTCCCAATATTTATATTCATCCCATGCCAGTTTTTTCAGTTCTGGAAAGTCTACGCGCACCCTTTTTGCATCTAAAAGCATTATTTGGTCTGCGTCTTCATCTCCAGCAACACCAGGCTTGAATATTGCCCAGGTTGTTATTGCTGAGTAGTCAGCGGTTTCTTTTTTGCTAAAAGCTGTATCGTAAGACTGTATGACGTAGCTGTAAGGTGGCACATCTCCATCTTCCCATCGATTCCACCACTCTCTTTTGACTATGGACCCAGCTTCAGCTGTAGGATTCTGTAGCCACTGACTGTTCCATTTGGCGATCGGTAAGGATGCCTTAACAGATAGCAGCTCTTCTTTTTTCCAAAACTCTGGCCATAAGGGTGTTTCTGTCTCCGGCATAATTGCTGGAAACTCTACAATCTCCCATTGGTCCGCGTGATCTGCGCTTTGGTTCTTTAATACTTTACCAACCAGGTCTTTTGTGGACCATCGCGTCATAACTATTATAATTATTCCGCCAGGCTGTAAACGCTGTCTAGGTCCAGATGTATACCACTCATAAGCCGACTCCATTGCTGTCGGTGACAAAGCATCTTGCTCAGAATGAGGGTCATCAATAATCAATAGATCCGCGCCACGACCTGTAATCGCACCGCCCACACCAGCATAGAATGATTCACCTTCCTGGTTAGTGGTCCATCGTCCAGCCGACTTGTTATCTGCCTGGAGCTTTAGATCTGGAAAAACTTTTTGGTAGTCCTCGCTGTCAATAATATTTCTGACTTTACGGCCGAACCTAACAGCAAGCTCCGCGGTGTGTGTTGTTTGTATTATCTTTAAGTCGCCACGCAAACCCATCATCCAGCTTGGAAAGTAGGTACTAGCAAACTCAGACTTTGAGTGCCTGGGTGGCAGACAAACTATCAACCGTTTCAATTTGCCCTGGGCAATCTTGTTAAACTTTTCGCCTATTATCTTGTGGTGTCGCCCTTCAATAAATTCTGGCCAGAGATGTTTTACATAACTGATAAAGTCGCCCTGGCACTTATCTTGTAATTCTATCTGGTCATAT